ACACAAGGCGCGCGCGCCCCCCGCCGTCGCGGCGGGGCTGCCGCTCAAGGACGGCACGAACGGCTCTGCGGTGACGGTGGCGAACTATCAGAGCTACCTCGAACACATCGAGCCGTACTACTTCAACATCATCGGTTATGCAGGGGCGGACGAGACGATTAAATCGCTTCTCATCAGCTTTACGAAACGCTGCCGCGAATCGACGAGTGCGAAGTTCCAGCTTGTCATCCACGGCAAGGAGAAGGTCAACTACCACGGCGTTATCTCCGTCAAGAACGACGTCAAGGATAAGGGCGCCGAGAAGGGCTCCCTCGTCTACTGGCTCGTCGGAAAGGAAGCGTCCTGCGCGATTAACGCGAGCTGCACGAACGCCATCTATGACGGCGAGTATACGGTCAACACGAACTACAAGCAGTACGAGCTCGAACAGGCGGTGCGTGACGGTATGCTGATGTTCCACAACGTAACGGATGCGGTAGGCGGCAACGTCGTCGGCGATACGCGTCTCTTGACGGACATCAACACGTTCACGGAGTTCACGAAGGCAATGAACCGCGACTTTGCGCTGAATCAGGTCATCCGCGTACTCGATAACGCGGCGCTTGACCTCAGCCGGCTGTTCAACCGTATTTACCTCGGCAAGACGCAGAACGACGCAGACGGGCGGCTGTCGCTGTGGAAGGACGGTGTTGCACTCCTTGAGGAGTATCAGCGCGTGCGGGCGATCCAGAATTTCCGCGATGCCGACCTGCCGATACCGACGCAGGGCGAGGAAAAGACGGCGGTATTGTGGACGTTTGAGATTCAGCCGACGGCGTGTATGGAGAAACTCTATTGTACGATTTTGATCAGCTGAAAAAGGAGGGCTAATATATGGCAGGAATCAGCGCAATTCGGACGATGCTCGCGAAGGACGTCATTTCGGCGAAACTCGCGAGCGCATATATCACGGTCGGCAGCGAGCGAAAGCTGCTCTTTCAGGCAAAGAGCCTTGAGGCGACGATTGAGAAGGAGAAAGAGGAAGTGCCGATCCTCGGGCGACTGCTCAAGGGGAACAAGTCTGTCGGAGGCAAGGGCAGCGGCACGCTGACGATTTACAAGAACACGTCCCTGTTTGACGATATGATCCTCAAGTACCTCAACGAGGGCGTAGACACGTATTTTGACCTACAGGTTGTAAATGAAGACCCGACGAGCGAGGCAGGCAAGCGGACGGTGATCCTCACCGACTGTAACATCGATAAGATCACGGTCGCGGCATTCGACGCCGAAGGCAAGTGGCTTGAAGACGAGATTGCCTTCACGTTCGAGGGAATCAAGGTGCCGGAGAAGTTCAAAGAGCTTGACGGTATGAGGGCGTAATGAGGCGGGGTATCCCGCCTTTTTGATTGGAGGAATAACACAATGGCAGATTCACTCAAAGCATTTCTCGCGGAGAATGTTGTCAAGAAGGAGCCGGTCGGTTACGTCGCGTCGCCACGTTTCGTGGTGGACGGCGAACCCGTCGAATGGAAGCTGCGCGTCTTGACAAATGACGAGATGGATAAGCTCCACAAGCGCCATACGAAGCGAGTGCCGATGAAGGGGACGCGTGACTTCAAGACAGAGTTCGACAACGAAGCGTTTGCGATGGACATGGCGCTCAAGAGCATCGTCTATCCGAACCTCGACGACGCCGAACTACAGGAAAGCTGGGGCACAATCGGCGCAGAGGATACGCTCAAGGCGATGCTCACGCCGGGCGAGCTCACCGACCTCTACAGCGCCGTCGCGCAGGTCTGCGACTTCGAGGCGGGGATGGACGATAAAATCAAGCGGGTAAAAAACTCCTAAAGGCGGGGGACTGGGACACTCATGTGGCATATTTCGCGCTGATTAAGCTGCATAAATTACCGCATGAGTTCTTTTCCCTGCCGGAGAATGAGCTTGCGGTAGTCTACGCGCTCATGGACGAATACATTCAGCACGAAAAGCGCGAGGCGGCGAAAATCAAACGACGATAGGAAAGGAGGCTATCTATGGCGACACTGCAAAACTATATCTCGCTGCGCGACGGCGTGAGCCCTGTACTCGAAAAGATGAGCCGCGCGACATCCGTGGTATCGGACAAGCTGACAAAGCTGTCCGGTGGAATCCGCGGCGTCGGCGATGCGTCGGAAACGGCAGCCGGGAAGATGAAATTTTTCGGCAGCATGTTTGCGGCGAATATCGTCAGCGATCTCTTTATGCGCGGGCTCTCGTCGGCGCAGGATATGATTCGCGGGACGGTCGCCCTTGCCGACGAGTACGCGGGCATCAAAGAGCGTCTCGCGCTCATCGCGGGTTCGCAGAATAACATCGCAGCGCTTAATGAGATGATCTATGAATCGGCGCAGCGCGCACGCGGCGGCTATATGGATATGGCGAAAGCCGTTGCCGACCTGTCGACGAACGCGAAAGACGCCTTCCCCGACCCGCGCAAGACGGTCGAATTTGTCGAAGGGATGCAGAAGCTCTTTGTCATCGGCGGTGCGCCAAAGGCGAACCAGCAAGCAGCGATGCTGCAGCTTCAACAGGCACTCGCGAGCGGACGCCTGCAGGGCGATGAGTTCCGCTCCATTACGGAGAACGCGCCGATTTTGCAGGATATGATCGCCAAAACGATGGGCATCACGCGCGGCGAACTCAAGAAACTCTCGACAGAGGGCAAGATCACGTCGGACATCATCAAGAGGTCTATCCTCGACAACATGGACGAGATCAACGGGCGATTTGAGCAGATGCCAAAGAAGTGGGGCGACCATTTCACGGATTTGAAAAACTACGCTCTGAAAAAACTGAATCCTATTTCCGACGCAATCGGGAACCTCGCGAATAGTGCAGAGGTGAAAGAGCTGATTGCCGACATCAAGACGGGGATTAGCGGACTTGTGCCGATATTTGCGGGCATTGTCGGCGCTGTGCAGTGGTTTGTCGGTGTGCTTGTATCGGGGATTCGTACCGTGTCCGGTCTTATAGAGAGCCGCAGCTTAGTGATGCAGGGCGCCTTGATTGCCGTCGGAATGGCGCTCGGATTCTCCGCATTAATGGCGCTGCGTTCTGCGGTGCAGTACGGCGCGGCAGCTGCCGCGATGGGGCTGAAAACTATCGCAACGTGGGCGGAGGTAGCGGCGAGCATTGCCGCTACGTATGCACAGGAAGGCTTAAATGCGGCGCTCTACGCGTGCCCTATCACGTGGATCATCGGCGCGGTTGTCCTGCTCATCGGTGTGTTCTATGCGGTCGTTGCCGCTGTTAATCACTTTGCCGGAACAAGCATATCTGCGACGGGGCTGATCTTCGGGGCATTCGCCGCGCTATTTGCTCAAATTCGTAATATGGTCGCGCGCGCGATCAACGTGTTTATCGCCTTTGCGAACTTCCTCGGGAGTGTCTTTCAAGACCCTCTGAACGCGACAGCGAACCTATTCATAGATATCTGGAACGGTATCGGTCAATACATTGAGGAAGCAATCAATGGGATCATTGATATGATCAACATGATTCCGGGAATGGATGAGCGATTTGATCACGTCGGTTTTACGGTCGAGCGCCGAGAGATTCGCGGAGGCGCCGCGTTCCACGTTGACCCGATTGAGATGCTCGACGTAGCCAACGAGTACCAGTTCGGCTATAACGTCGGCGCGAATCTCGGGGATATTCTGAAAATGCCGGAGGGGGCAGAGACGCCCGTACCGGATTTCGACAACATCGAGAGCAACACCGCTGATACCGCAGATAATACCAAGAAAGGGGCCGACCATGCCAAACGCGCGGCGGATGCCCTCGACAGTACGGCGGAGGACTTGAAATTCCTGCGCGAGGCGGCGGAGCGCGAAGCAATCAACAAGTACACGACGGCGACGGTACATATTGACGTTGGCGGCGTGACGGCGGGCGATACGGGCGGCAACGATTTCGATGGCGTAATGCGCCGTCTGAATGACGTGCTGATCGAATCTGTCGAGAATGGAGCGGAGGCGGTGCAGAGATGAGTTACTATTTCTTCTTGGGGAACACGATGCTCCCCGTGCCGCCCGCGAAGCTCTCGACAAAGATCAAGGGAAAGAACAAGACGATCAACCTCATCAACGAAGGCGAGGTCAATCTAATCAAAGACCCTGGACTGTCCGAGATTTCCTTCTCGTTCTTGCTGCCGAACAGCAAATACCCGTTTGCAAACTATGACACGTCCCTGCAATCGGGGCTCGTCAATTACGCGGTCGGCAAATTCGCGCCGCGCCTCGGCGGGTTGCTCGGCAATTCGTTTTCGTTCAAGAAAGCGTCGACGTTTCTCAATGCGCTCAAAACAGCAAAGGAAAAACGAAGTCCGACGCGCTTTATTGTTACCCGCATGGGCTTTGACTATCGCCCTCTCTGGAACACAAACATGCTCTGCACGATTGAGGACTACGAGATCGGCGAGGACGCAGGGAACGGCACCGATGTCGAAATAGACATCGTGCTCAAGCAATACAAGAATTTCGGGACAAAGGAGGTTGAAGTCACAAAGAATGAGGACGGGACAGAGACGCTGCACGTCAAGGAAAACCGTTATGCGCCCGATGCCGACCTGCCTGCCGCTATGACGGTTACGAATGAATTGTCCGTGCTGGAGGTCTGCGAGGGACTTGCAGGAGGAAAGCTCGACTGGCGGGCGGCGGCCAATATGAGCGGCATCACAAATCCGCTTGAGATGAACTTGAAGGGCAAGGTGGTCAAATTTGTTTGAGGTGATCATCCACAACAAGCAGGAGGATAAATACTATGCACCTGCCGTGCTCGATGACGCCAAAATCGAATTGGTGATCAGCGGTGCGCCGGGAAAGTTCACCTTTGCTATTCACAAAGACGAAAAAATCAACTTCTCAGAGGGCGACGTCGTTCAGGTCAAAGCGAGCGACACGCCTATTTTTTACGGATTCATTTTCGTGAAAAGCCGTGACAAGGACAGCAGCATTCGCGTTACCGCCTATGATCAGCTGCGCTATCTCAAGAATAAGGAATCGTGGCTCTATAAAGGCCTCACCGCAACGCAGGTCATTCGGCGCTTGGCTGAATACTTTCAGCTGAAAACAGGCGAACTCGAAGATACGAAATTTGTCATCGCCAAGAAGGTGGAGGACAATGCCACGCTCTTTGACATCATCCAGTATGCGCTTGATGTGACGCTCGTCAATACGAAAGAGCTGTACGTCCTCTATGATGATTTCGGCAAGCTGACGCTCGGGAAGCCGGATAAGATGGTCGTGCCGATTCTCATAGATAATGAGACCGCTGAAAACTTCGCCTATGAGAGCAGTATCGACAGAGACACCTACAATCTCATCAAGCTGGTTGTGGAGGATAAGGATGCGCAGGGCGAAGGGAAACGCAAAGAATACTATGCGCCCATGTCGCCCGATGATTTTGCGAAGTCCAAGGAAAAGGATCAGTGGGGCGTCCTGCAATACTTTGAGAAGCTGCAAAAGGACGTACAAAACCCGCAGGAGCGGGCAAATCAGATGCTTGCGTTCTATAACGTTGTTCGCCGCAAGCTGTCTATACGGCAGGCGGCGGGCGATGTGCGCGTACGCGCCGGATCGATGCTGTACGTCAAGCTGCGGCTCGGCGACGTCGAACTCGCTCAAAAGATGCTCGTCACGAAGGTGACACACACCTTCGCCAATCAAACACACTGCATGGATTTGACCTTGAAAGGGGGCGTCATCAATGATCAATGATGACTTGCCGAACGTGCTGCGCAAGATGATTGCGCAGACGGTCGACGGCATGAGCCTGTCGAACTTCGTCCTCGGCGTTGTAGCGTCCGAATCACCGCTTCAAATCGAGGTCGGCGGCAATACGCTCGACAGCGATTTTCTGATCCTCTCCGACAACGTCCGCGACTATGCCGTTGATATTGAGGTCAATCATGTGACGGAGAATCGCGGCGGCGGTGGCGGATACGCGGAATATGAAAGCCACAATCATGACTACCGCGGGCGGAAGAAGATCATTGTTTACAACGGGCTGAAGGTCGGTGAAAAGGTCGTGATGTTCCAGCAGGCGGGCGGTCAGCTGTTCTACGTTGCGAATCGCGTGTTCGAGCATTCCGACGTACACGGGCAATGGGGGTGATGATATGGGGCTGCTGCCCGATGAGGCGAATAACATATCGATTGAGAGCACAACGGGGCAACCGTTGCCATCTGCGACCTATCGCATGCGCATTGAGGACGAACATGTCGACGGGCAGATTACAGACGATGTCGAGGCGGTCAAACAGGCTGTCTACAAAGTGCTGAACACGGAACGGTATAAGCATATCATCTATTCATGGAACTACGGCGTGGAGCTGGCCGACCTGTTCGGAAAGCCCCTGCCGTACGTTCTGCCGGAGATTCCTCGGCGCATCGAGGAGGCTCTTTTAGTCGACGATCGCATCGATAAGGTCGATAGCTTCGACCTCGACTATGACCGGCGCGGGACGGTGACTTGCCGATTCGTTGTGCATTCGATTTTCGGTGCGTTTGATGTGGAGAAGGAGGTGACAATCGCCAATGTATGAGAAGGAAACACATGAAGCAGTGCGGCGGCGTATGCTCAATGCCGTCAGCGCTGCGCTCGATAAGCGCGAGGGCAGTATCATCTATGACGCGACGGCATCGGCAGCCATCGAAATTGAACTGCTCTATGCGGCGATCGACTGGTTTTTGAAGAATACCTTCGGAGACACGGCAGAGCGGCCTTTCCTGATCAGGCGTGCCCTCGAGCGCGGGCTAAAACCTTATGAGGCGACGAGCGCCGTTATCAAGGCGACATTTGCACCTGCCGCCGTAGAGGTAGCAATCGGCAGCCGATTCTCGTGCGATGAGTTGACCTATGCCGTCTCGGAAAAGCTCGGCGCGGGAACGTATCTGCTCACCTGTGAACAAGCAGGGCGGTCAGGGAATAAAAGCAGCGGCAGGCTTGTCCCTATCGGATACGTCACGGGCTTGCAGACAGCGCAAATTAGCGAGCTGACAATTCCCGGACGCGACGAGGAGGAAACAGAGGCGTTCCGCGCGCGGTACCTCAAGAGTTTTGATGCACAGGCCTACGGCGGGAACATCGCCGACTACAAAGAGAAGGTCAGAGCCATCGCAGGCGTCGGCGGCGTCAAGGTCTATCCCGTATGGAACGGAGGCGGAACGGTCAAGGTCGTATTCTGCACGTCGGAGAATACCGCGCCGACATCAGAGTTTATCGCGAAGGTGCAGGAAATACTCGATCCTGTTCCCTACGCACAGCAGGGCGTCGGCGTTGCTCCAATCGGGCACCGCGTGACGGTGGAAGGTGCCGTTGCAAAAGCGGTGACCGTACGCGTCCGGCTGACACTCAACGGAGGCGCTACGGTTGACATGGTAAAACCTGTTGTCGAAAAGGCATTGAACGCCTATTTCGCAGAGCTAAACGCAGGGTGGAAGGACACGCAGGTCGTAAACGTCGGCACTTTTACCAATACGGGGCTGATTGTTCGACGCGCAAAAATCGAGAGCCTTCTCCTTGACGTTACGGGCATTGTGGACGTGGAGAGTCTCACGCTGAATGGCGCTGCCGAAAACGTCCATTTGGGCAAAGGCGAGCTCGCCGCATTAGGAGGCGTAACCTATGAGTGACACGCTGCGTGATACGCTGTCGCTGCGCGAATCCAATGTGCGGCGATACTTCCCCGACGTGATCGCGAATGCGCGAGAGTTTATCGCCTATGCTGACGCGTTGGAGCCCCAGCTAAATTTGCTCATTAAGAAGATTCTGGGATCTGCGCTCAACACATTCGTCTACGACATCGATGAACAGGGCGCGGCACGATGGGAGGAAATGCTCTCTTTGCCGCGGCTTCCGGGCGCTGAAATTATGCGGCGTCGGGAGAGAATTCTCGCGCAGATCAACCTGTCGCTCCCCTATACGATACGAACCTTACAGCCGATGCTTGACGGCGCGTATGGCGCAGGCGTTGTGAACGCACGGGAGGAAATAAACGCTTACGAGCTTTGGCTCGACGTAGCGCGCAGCGTACCGCATAAATCGACAGAGGCGCGCCGCTTCGTGCGGGCGATCGTTCCCGCGAATCTTGATGTCAAAGTATCCTCGACGGAGGAGAAGGGGCTGTCGCTCTACGTGGGCGGTGTCGTGGTAACAAGCATGCGCCTTGAAATACACGCCGCGAATACACGGAGTTATGATGTTGCTCCGTGCGGGCTCTATGTGGGCGGTGTCGTGGTACAGCGAAAAGAAACAGTGATAAGGAGTGATTGATATGGCTCATTTTCCGGCAATTCAGTTGACAAAAACGGGAAAGCAGATGATCGGCGAAAGCCAAGGCAACGCAAGGCTGATTTTTGTCCGCGCAGAACTTGGCGACGGGCAACTGAGCGAAGGAGAGGACACGGAATCGTTCACGGGACTAAAGCATTCCGTCATGTCCGCGCCGCTTCAGAACTTTCTCGATAAGGGGAACGGCGAAGTGCGGCTGCGTTTTGCTGTGAGCAATCGAGACGTAACGAACGGCTTCATGAATCGTGAGATCGGCATCTTTGCGAAACTCGATGACGGTGAAGCGAAGCTCTACGCATACACGAACGCGGGCAACTTTGCCGACTATATCCCAAGTAAAGAGGTGCCGATCGACAGCGAGATTATCGACGTACACATCATCGTCGCAGGTGCAAAGAACGTGACGGCGGTCATCAGCGACGAGGCCTATGTTACGCGCAAGACATTCGAGGAACACAACACCGATCCAAATGCACACCCGAATCTCGGGTTGCACATCCGCAAGAACTCCACAGCCTACGCCGTCGGCGACATCGCCTATAGCCGATCGCTGCCATCGTGGGCGCGGTTGGAGTGTGTCAAGGCGGGGACGACCGCAAGCACAGAGCCTGCCGAAATGAGGCAAGTGTCCGCGGGTAAACTTATTACAGACGGTGGAGTGACGTGGATCATTGACGACGTACGAGACGGTAACCGCGTGGGCGATATCATCTTGCGCCCGACACTGCGGGACGGCTACATCAAAGCCAACGGTGCAACCGTCAAGGCATCGGAATACCCGCGTCTCCTTGCATGGGTGCAGGAGAGCAATATGACCGTCACAGCGGAGCGGTACGCGCAAGATTGCTCCAAGTACGTCTATGACGCGGCGCAGGACAAGCTGACACTACCCAACATGACAGGGCGTGTCCTGCAAGGCGGAGAGACGGTAAAGTCTATAGAGGCGGGGCTGCCGAATATCGAAATCCGCTACCGTGACCGCGTCTACACGTACGAGTGGGGGTGGCAACAAGGACAAGAAAACAAGATACTCGAAGACAAACGAAAACAAGTAACTCTTACTA